GATCATTAATTTTTTTATTACCTTTGTAAACTATCCAATGTTTATCATTTGTTTTGGGTGAACCATCAAAATCTACTTCTACCAAACAAAATCCATTTTTAGCAATTGCAGCGCTAACTCTATCATTATCATAACCAACATTTCGCCATTCAAACTCTAACCAAGGAATCGCTTTATTTATCTTGGTCCAATTAACTAAGTTAAATACTTCAGGACCATTTTGAGCAAATACGCCATGCTGTATAAAAAGCTCATTAACTCTACGCTCTGAAAGACCAGAAATCATCCCAATACAAGTAATTGTGCAACCATGAGAAGCAATTGTGGTAGCGTTTTTACTACCCGTTCCTAACTTGATCTGATTATTACCAGATCTATTTTGTGATAATAACTGCATTTTATTTAAAAAGAATTACTAAGCCTGCACCAATGACACCAACAATAATATATTCAATTACTTTATTCAAAATATTATTTGTAGGCTCTTGTTTAGCATCATTAATTTTTAAAGAAGTCAAAGTTTTATACAATTCATTAATTTTACTAATTGCCTCTTCATCACTATAACCTTTATCTACCCAATAATTAAATGATGTTACATTCAAATTTTTTTTATGAAACTCTGAGCGTAGTTTTTCAGCTT